TTTTTTTATTAATTCATTATTTAAAGCATTTTTATTTATATTTTCCCAAAACTCGGTATCTTTTCTACTACCAGTATAATGTAAAAGAATAAAAGATCTAAAGTTTTCTACCATTTGTGAATTTTGTTCATTATAAACATCTTGTTTTGTTTTTGTTACAGTTTTTTCTAAAGAATCTTCTAAATACATATAAATAAAAGAATTTAATTGAGTAATTGTTCCGTGAATACTTGTAGCCTCTAAGGGTTCTAAAAAACTAGATGCCAGCCCAATAGATAAAACATTTTTATCCCATGTTTTTTCTAAACGACCAGGATTAAATTTTAAAGTTCTTACAACGTTAATTTTTCTTTTAAGTTTTTTTTCAATTTCAGACTTTGCCTGTGATTCGTTTATATAGTTATTATCATATGTATATCCGCACCAAATAAAGTCTGCTCTAGGAATCATCCACATCCAACCAAATTTTTGTGCCCAAGAAATTGTATAGAATAATCTTTCATTATTAAGATACTCATAGTCTAACTTAAATGTAATTGCAGAATTTACGGTAAGATCTTTATAATCTATAAATTTTATTCCCATTTTTTTAGAAAAAATTCTTGAAAATCCTGAAGCATCTATAAAAAAATCTCCATTTATTATTTCTCCAGATGACATTAAAAGAGATGTAACAAAGCCATCATCATCTAAATTAATTTCTGACACTTCTCCAATTATTTTTTCTACAGAATCGGCGCAAATTTTTCTAAAATAATCACCAGCACTTTTAGAATCAAAGTTGTATGCATGCCTATTGTCTGAAAACACTTTTTCATTTTTGCTATAAAATGAAGAAAGATTGTTTTTTACTAAATTACCGTTAATTGATGACAAAGAAATATCTAAATCATTAGCCTTTAAAGAAGAAATTAAACTGTTGGTGCCAACACCCATATCTGGCAATGGGCTATCAATTGGCTCCATGTATTCCGTATTTGTTCCATCCCATTCTTTAAATAAAATTCCTAATTTGGGCATTGCTTTTGTTTGTTTCATAAAATCAAACTCATTACAGCCATAGTCATATACTTCATTGCCAACTACTCCACGCAAAAAACCAGTGCTACTTTCTCCAACACCGACTATACCTATGGACTCAGACTCTATAAGAGTAACTTTATGTTTTTCTTTAAAGGTTTTACTAATCATTAATGCTGCTAACCATCCAGCAGTACCACCGCCAACAATTACTATATTCAAAAGTCTGCCTCCATTTTATATACTATTTTAACATACCATTAATGGAATTGTCAAACTGGAACTCCAATTTTTTAATTGCATCATCATTCATGTCGCCTATATCTTTATATTTTTTATCTATATACACAGAAGTAACAACAGGTCCAAGTCTTTGAATTAACTTATCTCTCATTATTATTCCTGCGTCATCGTTATCTGCAATTAAAACAATACTATTAAAATATTTTTCTAATAGCCTTATCTGTGCTGCAGAAACATTAGCCCCTAACGTAGCAACGGCAGGGAATCCTACTTGATCCAGTCTAATTGCATCAAAAGACGACTCTACTAAGTATACTATGCTTGACGTCTTTACTCTGTGTAAATTAAAAAGTGTTTTTCCTTTTGGTAATCCTGGGGTATTTTTAAATTCTTTACCTTCAATTGTTCTAGCAACAAATCCAATGCACATACCATCTGGAGAGTGTACTGGAATCGTAACTGAATCTTGTTTTTCTGAATAGCCAAGATTAAATTTTATTACTGAGTCTTTGGTTATTTTTCTACCTTCGTAATACCTAATTGCTCTTGGAGACTCTAATGCATTATTATTTAATCTTTTAATTAATAATTCATCATACTGAACAAACTCTGGTTTACTTACTAATGCTTTGTTGACTGATGTCTCAATGCTAGTTTCTTGCTCTTTACTTTTAATATATCTTATTGCCTCAAAGTAGGTTCTGTTAGATATATACATTACAAACTCAACAAGAGTCTTTGTCGTTTGACATCCAAAACAAAAAAACAATCCATGCTCTTTTGATACTTCGCCAGCAGGGGTTCTATTGTTGTTGTGATACGGACAAAATATAATATAGTCTGTTCCATACTCAGCCTCAATATCAATGCCAGCACCAGTTAGCACACGATTAACTTGTTCTGCAGTATAAGAATCTTTAACCATTTTTATCCTCATAATCCTTGTAACGATAGTATCCTCTATCAAAATCTACTTGAACTAAAAAGTCCCCCATAAAACCATTTCTATTTTTTCTAAATACACATTCAATAATATCACTATTCGTAGCACGACCTAAAGCCATAACCCAATCAGCATCATAAGCAATTTGTCTTGACCAAGCAGTTTGTCCCAAAGTTGGGGCACTTGACAAATCTTTAACATCATCTGGTGTAGCAGATGAGATAGCAATAATAGGAACTTCTTCGCTAATAGACATAAGTTTAAGTTCACGAGAAAGGTTTTTCATACGTACCGTTTCGTTATCTGCTTTTTGATTTGGTGACATTAATTGTAAATAATCAACCACAACAAAGTCTGGCTTGTATTGATCAATCTTTCCACGTATAACCGAAGGAGTTACTTCTCCACCACTGTCATTAGATATAATATGAAACTCTGGTTTACCCTGCAACTTATCGGCATGCCATTTTTTAAGCATATCAATCTCTACTTCTCCATTACTAAGTTTGCGATGAGACCACAAGCCCTCACCCATAATTGCAAATACACGGTTACGAACTTCCGTTTCAGACATTTCAAGACTTATGACAAGTGGACTACGACCCTGTTTCCAGGCCTGCACAGCGAAGTACAGGGCCAACCAAGACTTTCCAATACCTGGATATGCAAGAAAGACCCCTAGTTGCCCTGGCATAATTCCAGAAGGTAGGTAGTTATCAAAACCTGGTAAGCCAGTTTTAATTCCAACCTGTCCTAGATCTTGCATTTTCTTTACATTTTCAAAATAAGCAACTGCAGAGTCAAGGTCTGTAACTTCAATATCTCTTATTGCAGCAGTATTTTTTTTAAGTTCTGAAGTCTTAGTAATTAAATGTTCAAGAGCATTGTTACCATTACCGCTTTGAACCTCAGATGCTGCATTGCGTAAGATATCTTTAAGGCTATCATTTAAATATTCTGTTTGTAATTCTTCAAGGTGATGCTTGGTTGCACCAACACCCTCTACTGGCACAAAGTCTCTAAATTTTTCTACAACTAGTGATACTGGTGGAACTGATTGATTGTTTTCTGAGTATAATCTAATAAAATCCCACACATCATTGTGAGTTCTTAAAAGGTTGTCAATATTTGCTTGAAGTAATACGTGGACTTGTTTATCGTTTAATACTGCAGTTATTAATTTTGCTTCTGTATTATTCACTAATCCACCTCCTTGCTAATTTTCTTCGCTCTTCTCGTTCTTTAATGTCTTGTTCTACTTCTAGTTTACCATTAAGAATTTTTTCTGCATTGTATGCAAAATAATTCCAAGTAGGATTTTCTGCTATTTTAAAATAATAATCTAATAAATCATAGCATTGAGAAATACCATAAGACTCAACAAGAGCATCGGAGGCCCATTGCTCAACGTTAAGATTCATGTTACTTTTGGCTTCATATCTTTGTAGATGGAACTTGTTATATCTACTTAGCAAAGCCATACGGTCTTTGCGTTCAGCCATTAGTTGCTACTGTCAGCCTCTGTTTCGGCTTCTTTGACTTTTTCCGTTAACTTATCTTCTACAAATTTATATACACGATTAAAAGCCTGGTCTACTGTTTCACCATTTCGTGCATTATCTGTAACGTTAAAATCAAACCTTAATGATTGAAAGTTACCTAAATTAAGTGTATATCCAAGTGCTACTGATACTTTTGTATTTTCGTTTTCCATTACCCCACCGTTTCTATTATTAAATGTTTTCTGCCCAAACAGGAATAAATCTTCCATCTTCTGTCTTTGTATATGTAAGTATACCGTCCCCCATTCGCCGTGTCAACTCTTGGCTTGTAGGAGTCATATTATTTGTTATAAGTCCATCTTTTCTTGGCTGTCCTATATGTATAGTAGCCAGTATAGCACGTATGTCCCTTACCGTGCTTTCTGAATAATAGGATCTAATTTGCCAACCTCTTTGTCCATTTAGTCTTGCTCCAACTGGTTTTGGTATCACTCCAGTCTTCATTAATTTAGGCATATATTTTCTATGACGATTAATTAATTTAGCAGTCTCAGTAACTGTATATGCACGTTCTCTATTTTTTCTAAAGTCAGATCGTAAGCAAGTTTCAATTCTATCTTTAGTGATATTATAAACAGAAACCATTCCAGTAGATCTTGAACTATGATGTAGTCTTACTAAATCCCCATTAAGAAACCATATTTTTTTATTTCCTTGTATTACAGTTTCGCTATTGTAGATTTCGCTCTGGATAATTCCTTTGCTAGTAACCATCTTCCTTCTTCACTTTCTGCTGGTGGATGAAAAAATTTTCTCATACCACATACCATGCAGTATGTCTCCATATGCTGGGAACTGCTGTACTGCCTATCAACAAAAGTTCTACCTTTACATTTTTTACAATAAATCATTAATTTTATCTTTAATTTGGGATACCAACAATAACTAAATGTACTGACAGAGATAAATCTCCAGAAGCGCCAAACCTTACAACACCCTCTACTCTTGTTTCTGTAACGCTTTTTAAAACAATATTTACGTTTTGTCCTGCTGGTGTTTGTCCAGTGTTTACTGGAGTTGCTGATACTATTGGTGGATATTTAAAGTCTTTAAAGTCATAGGTAAATGTTCTTTCGTTTCCCGCCGAAACCGTAGAGTTGTTTGCAACTTCAACCAAACCGCCTACTATTCTTGTGTTAGAGGTCTGTACTTCTGCTTTACCCGCACTTGCGGTATCAATAATTGTTTTACTTGTTTGCTTAGAAGCAACATTTGTAGAAAGGTCGTTTACAGCCTCAATTAATTGATATAAATATGTAACATCAAGAGGTTGCCCTCTTTCTGGTAGTGGTACTTTTGCCATTTATTCCTCCTATTTTATTATACCAAAGAAACTAAGCCAGAATTGTATATTTGCAAATTGGCATTTAATGTTTTTTCAGATGATTCAACTTGAATAATTACACGCACATTTGTGGTTCCAGTCTTAATAAATTGATATGAATGAATTGGGGTTGTGCCATGATATGTTGCCGTAGCCCCATCAAATCCAACAAAGACATCATATTTTGGTCTATTTAATTCATCTCCCCATACTGAACTAATAACTGATGATGAAACCTGCACGGTTCCAGCAACACTTGTAATTAAGTTATCTAATACAAGATTTATTGGAGACCATTGAGATGTTCTGTTTTTATCTTCAGAAACAACCCTGTATCTAAAAACGTATCCAACCTTATTATTATCTACTGCTGGTAAAGATGATTTTTTAATTATAACTCTTTTGATTCCTGCATCAGCCATTATGAATTGTTTCCGCTAGAAAGATCTACTGAAAATCTAAATTCAACATAGTTACTAGTATTAGGACTCTTAACTACCGTTGCTGCGCCTGCAGTTTGAATTACTGAATATCCTGTTAGTCCGTAGAGTGGATTTACTGTAGCAACATTTTCTAGTTTTAAAGCATCTAAGGCTACATAATAATTACCAGATGGGTTAACTACATCAATAACGCATGCGTAGACTTTAACTACAGAAACAGCATTCCAATCAAATCCAGATGTTCTGTATAGTTGTTGAAGTTGTTTTTTTACAACAAAATATCTTTCTGTGGCAAAGTCATATTGTCCACCACTGCTGTCATCAGCAACTTCTGCTTCAAGTCTTGCAAACTCTGTTCCACTTGTATTTTCAAATGAAACTAAAACTCTTGCTCTTTCTGGTTGAGTGCCCGCTCCATAGGTTCCATCTCTATTTATAATTGAGAATGCTAATCTTAGTTCATCTGGTGGAGAATTTTTTGTAAAATCAACTGTTGTTCCGCTTAATCTAATATAGTTTGATCCCGCACCGATTGCAAAAGTATCCTGTGTTGGACCGCTATCAGACTCAATATCAAGATCAGCCTCATTGCCTTTTATCATAATTACATTATTTAAAAATCTTGGTCTTTCATATCTTGCAACTCTTGGTGATTTAAAAAATATGGGATTGTCTGCGCTTGTTTGAAATACTGGATCTGTTATAGCAATAACGTTGTCATAGATTGGAGCATCTAGCGCAGCAGATTCTGTGTCAATTGCCACTGCTGCTGCTGATGTCACATATTGCCAGTTTTCTGTTTGTGTAAACGCAAATACCGTCTTGCTATCATATGCTCCAGCAGATGGATTAGAACCTGCAGAATATATTCCAATTTCAGATATTTCGTATCTTTCTTCTGTTGGTAATTCTGCTGTTAAAACAATTTTATCTACACCGTCTTCATTTACAAAACCTCTAGAGGATATTGGAACACGAAACATTTCAAAATCTAAATTTGTTTTTGTTGAATAATCACCAATTTCATCGGCGGTATCTAGTGGGGTAGCGCCACAACCAATAGCAATATAAGAGGCATAGGCAGGGGCCTG